TGCCATAATAAATCAATTAGTAAAAACTTGGGGAGGAAACCCTCCCCAGTTTATTTATCTAGCTATTAAGAGGACGCTTGGACCAACTTAACAACAGATACGTCAGTAGTACCGTTATTAGCAACGAGCTGGTTGAAGCCAAGAGACTGGCTAGCAACGATTACTCGACGCTGGTTAAGTACTTCGTAGTCTTGCTCTACGGATACACCGCGGAGACGTGGAACTACGTGGTTACGAACGTTTACAGCGTAGCCTACAGATGCGCTTGCGCCTTCTGCTTCGAGCTGATCAGATACAACTACTGGAGTTCCAAAGATTGAACCTACAGAACCTGTAATCTTAGTTGCCATATCAGAGCCTACGTCTGTGATGTCGGCAAAGCCTGCATCAGCAATCAGATCGTAGTAACGCTTCTGTGATACAACATAGATCAGATCTTCTGGCATCATGCCATACTTACCCATGAGCTTACGTGCTCCGAGGAAGTCTGCTGCATCTACAACGCCAGTACCGGCGGCTGCTACAGAAGTTGTGAACGCGTTTGAGCCTGCGAGAGCCTCTAAACCGTCAAAGCCTTCAGCACCACCAGAAGTACCAGTAAGAAGAGCTCCGTCTACTGCGCGAGCGTGTGCACGTGCAACTGACTCAACAAGCATTGGCATCAAGTTAACAAGAACTTCTTCGTCAATGTTGTTGTCCATGAAAGTAGTCGAGATTAATCGAGTTGCTTTCAGGATTACTTGCTTAGCATTGTACTGTACGTTAGTTACCTGAGGACGGTTCTCCAAGTTACCTGCGGTATCAGTGTTTGAACCCCAAGCTGCAGGACCTGCGTCTGTCTGGATTGGCAGTACTTGAGTCTGTGAGTTAATTGTGATCTCACGGAACGCTTGTGCCAACTTAAGCTCGAGCATGATTTCCTTCTCAATTTGAGTAGAAACTTCTTGAGCAATATCACCAGCATTAGCTGCGTAGTTGAGACCTGCCTTCTCCATCAAGCTCTTAGAATAGTTAGTTTCCCAACCTTTTCCAGTCATTACGCCTAGAAGGTGGCCATACATGAAGTCTTTGCCCCACTTTGAAAGGTCACCAGAACCATTACGATCAGCGAAGACGCGCTTTGAATCACGCATAGCAGTGATTTCTGCATTCTTCTCTTCGAGGTCTGCTTTGTATTGAGCAATTACTTCCTCAATCTTAGCATCTTTCTCTGACATCTTAGCTTCGACATCTGCGAGAAGGCGCTCAGCACCTGACTCAATACCAGTCTTAATTACAGTTTCAACTTCAGCCTGCTTTGCGGCTTCAGCTTCTGCTGCTTCTTGTGCTGCCTTAGCTTCTGCTTCAACAGCGGCTTTTTCCTCGGCCTGACGAATTGCGATTTTAGCAGCAGTCTCATCCGCTACCTTCTTAGCAAAAGCCTCCAGGTCGATTTCGGGAGTGTTTACTTCCGACATGTTTATCTCCTTTTGAACTGACTTTTCAGTTCCATCCGGTGTATCACTAGCTTCAAATGAATCTTCATCTTTAGCCAGAGACTGACCGGCTAGATCTACACTATTAGTGAAAGTTTTTTTGAACTCATTATACTCTTCGATAGAATCAAATGACTTCGCGAGCGAAAAAGTAGCTGCTTGGTTACAAGGTACCGATACTACTGATACTTCAAACAACTCAGCATCCTTTATCTTTAATCCGTCAGTTTCCGTTAGGTAATCAGCATCCTTGACTCGGAAACCAACAGAAAAAGCTCCAAGAATGCCTTCTTTTACAAGCTGAGCCACATGATCGGGCGCAGATTTAGAAATTTTAGCCTTAAGTTCAAGACCGTTTTCAGTGACTTTAAGTCCTGTAGCGCGTCCGATAGGCTTGTTATAATCGTGATTGAAAAGAATAATAGGGTTCTTTTCGAAGTTATGTAGACCACCTTTAGTCCATGCTTCTGCTGAAATAGTATCTCCAGCGCGGTCGAAGTCTGCTGTGCTAGCCATTCCACAAATGTGAACGCCGCCATCATCTTCGTCCAAAGCTTTAAAAGTGGAAGTAAGGTTAAAGATTTTTTCCATTAGTCTTCACTCTTTGCTTCTGCTTTGGCAGGCTTGCTCGGAGCAGCTTTCGGCTTCGGAGCAGGTTTTGGCTTAGGAGCTTCCATTAATTCAGGATGCTTCAATTTTAGTGCATGTAACAAATATTTCCATGCTTTAAAACTTCTTTTTACAGAAATTGCATGAATCGCATCTGCAGAACCTACTTTAGCCATATAGGTTTTATAGTCAACATCTAAAGGTAGCTTATGCTCCTTAAAGTGTGCGTGAGCAATATCTAAAACTTTTTGTTTTTGACGTACTGCCATTTTACTCTTCTCCTTCTTCGACAGGCCTACCGCCTTCGTCTGGGTTTGCGGCACTTCCTGCAATATTAGCAGGTACTCGCAAATCATCATATCCTTCTACTGATTCAAATCCAAGAGCATCTCTAGCTTCGTTAGGGGAAATAATTCCTGTATTAACTAACGCAGAGTAGTACTGTGATTGATCTCGTAGCTCTGGCTGTAGAGCTGGAATATCAGTAATATCTTCTGATAATGCAAACCCGAAGTACCTTTCTAGTGCAAAGTTCATCTTCCGAACAATAGGAAGAATTGTTTCAAGGTAGTACATCCTCATGTTAGGACGTAAATTTGCATTATTTCCAGAGTCCAACATAATAGGGGGAACTCCTAGTGCTTTCAGTACAATTTTCTCGTTTTCTGCGATTGCTGCCTGAAAGTCTAATTCTTTAAAGTTAATATTTGAAACTTTATCAATTTCAATACCGCCATCAAGTATAAGAGGTCGTCGACCGCCAGCATCTGGCTTGTATCGAGCTGACCAAGACTGTATCATTCTTTCTTTAATTTTTTCGGACAGTGTGTTCGGGGATTTTAGTACGAGCCCTGGAACAGCGCCGTTCTTAAAGAAGTTATCTTGAAAGTCCCGCATACTTCTCATAAGTATCATTGTACGTAGTGCGGGCTTTAGGCGAGAAACGCCTCGATAAATAGAATAGAATGAGTTGTCTTTTATATGAATAATCTCACTTGGCTTATAATTAATTATTTCGTTAAACGTAAACTTTTCGATGTACTTTGTATCGTCTGCATGAATTGTCATCTTATTTGCAGGCAGATGGTACATATGCACTCCATCGAAGTAAATAAAAATGTTTCCGTCAAGTAAAAAGTCAGTAATTAAATTACGACGGAATGTACTAATATCTTGAAAAGGGTTGGGCTCTTTATTTAACAGTAACTCTACACGCGAGCGCTTAATACCTTTTACTACACTAGACATTCCTTGAACTTGTCCACCTACAGAAATCGGAATTTCTGAAGTGTCATCAACAATCATGTTTACGCCTCGATTTACAATTTCAAGGTCTTCGTAAGCTCTCTCGTAGTTTACTACTCGTTCTCGAGAGGGTTCTACTTTATGGTCATAGTAGGGTTGTGCCGGATTTAACTTCTCCTCCGGTTTACGTCCAATTAGTCTATCATACCATGCCATGTTTGTCTCTTTGAATCTCTACCCAGCGCATTTGTTTCTTTGCAGTCACTAGGGCTGGATTTCTGCCATACAATCTATGCAGTTCCAAATGATGTTTGTGACATAGTGTGACTGTATGTTCGTACAGCTCTGCCCACTTGTCTTCTATAAACTCGTCTCGCCAAATTACAATATATTCGTCTGTATAATGTGCCGGTCGCTCTTTTGTTTTCTGCTTTAGCCACTCTCTCAATAGAGGCGCTAGAGTGTAAAAATGGTGAAAATCGAGTTCGGTATCAGCTCCGCAAATGTGGCACTCTGTACCCTTTTCATATTTTGATTTAGCGCGATCCCGAATATATTTTACAGGATCTCTTTTTAGCTTTTTCATTTTGAATTATAGCCCTTGTAAGATAAATTGTCAAACACTATTTTTTGTAGGTCTCTTTAAAACCCACTCTGAGTTGTTTCAAATGAGTATACCGCGTATCGTAAAGCATCGGCCATATGCGATGCTCGATTATGTTTCGGTTTTTCTCTTGCAAGATTTGGATTTGGGTCCCATTGGTACTGGTCAAGACAAGATAGTACTTCACCGCATCTTTGATCGACCATCATTTTATCATTGTCAACAACGCCTGCTACTTGTGCGATTCCATCTAATACTGACTTCTTAGCATTTATAGTAGAAATATCGTAGTTTTGTGCGAAGTCAAATCGAGTTTGCTGTGCTGCGGAATCTATGTAAATATAGTCGATGTCCCACTTGTCAGAGAGTTCTCGAATTACAGCGGCGTGCTGTTCGGTGGTCTTCTCGGCGTCCAGGTACTCATCTAATACGTAGTACATCTCTTCGTCCCAATCATACCCTATAACAACAAATGCAGTTGGGTCGCGATAACCAACGTCGAGACCAGCAAATACATCCATACGACTAGTATCAAGCTCTTCATTATTGGTAATACACTCTTCGTGATTAAAGTTCCAAATTTGACCTTCATAAGTGTTAAAGTCTGCTTCGTACTCTTGCCTAAATTCTGCCTCGGACATAGATTTTTTAGCCTCGTCAATATCCATTTGAGACATGCGCGGATTATCCTTATAAGTAGCCCGTATCGAGCACCACTCTGGAAACTCATCATTGAATCCTCTATCAAAAAACTCCGCAAACCAGTTGTTCCTGCCCCGAGGGGTTGAGATAAAGATAGCTTTGGAGTTATCTTTGTCCAAAGTAGGACGTAAAGCTACGTTGAACGCATCACGTCCGTCTGCCAACGCCGCCTCGTCAAATATAATTAAATCGTAACTACGACCCACACAGGAGTCAACTTGGTTTACAGAGCCCATTCGAACCGTTGAGCCGTTGCTCAATTCTATGACTTTGTCTTTTGCATTGTCCTTTGTTACTTCAAGGTCAAAGTGCTTAATAAGATTCCTTTGTAAGTCAAAAGAAATCTGAGACAGCGAGTAATTGGGGGACATGATTAGGATGTTGGAACCGGGGACTAATGAAACAAGTTGCCCGATTATGTTTGCGATATATGTTTTGCCTTGCCGTCTTGAAACTGCTGCACAGACAAATCTGTACTTAGGATTATTGATCGCATTTATAATTGCTACCTGAGAGGGTAATGGTGTAACGCCAAGTAAATCCAGGTAGGGACTTACGGCTAACTTAAGAAAGCGTGTCTCAGATTGTAAATTTAAAAATTCGTCTGATATAATATCAGCTCTACTAATTTGTACTGCCATAATCTTTACTCAGATTGTTGATCTTCTAGAACTTCTTCGTTCTTTTCAAGCCAATCATCAGCATCTGTATCTACTTCGTTCTGTGTTGCTTCTCGATAGTAAATAATTATTTCTTTCTGCTGACCAATGTAACGCTTTAACTCTTGAAGATTATACGCCATGTTTTCATAATCTTGAGGCGTAATGCCAAAAAGTACATAAGTACCGCTTTGCATCTTTTCAAGCTTTGCTACTTGCTCTTCAAAGTTCTTTTCTGTTAGTACAAAAAACTCTACATCTCGTAGGTCAATTGCTTTTGGTAACGGAGGTTGGTATATTTCTAACGTTTTATACTCCGTTACTGTTTTAATAACTGGCTCTGGCGCTGGAAGCGGTTGAGGCTGTAACAGCGAGCATCCTCCGAGCGTAAGTAATAGTACACTACTGAGAATCCGCATTTTCTACCTCCTGACTTGCTTCCTCTATTGATCGAAAAACCTTCTTAGTACCATTATTGATACGTGGCTCAATCATTCCAGGTTTTGCTCTTGCAAGACGAGTCATATCATGACGTTTAAAAATAGATAAGTACCCATCCATTTCTGCTTGCATAGCGTTGTTCTTTTCAGATAACGCACCTACTGCTTTTAGTTGTACTTGTAAGTTTTGCTCCGATTGTTCTCGTGCTGTTTTTTCTTTTTCAAATGCAGTTTCTAATCGTACAGCATTTTCTTTTAGAGTAACAGCGTTGGCCTCTAGTCTTGCGATCTGTGCCTCTTTCTGGCTTACTACAGTAGTATGATACGCATACCCCGCACCTGCAAGAAGTAGCACTATTGGAAGCATTTTTATCATTCCTAACATTACTTCACCTTTTTAATCTGGAAATTAAACGCATCTTGCGTTTTTAACTCAAAAGGCTCTCCAGATGTGAGTCTTCCTTTTAAGTGTTTTGGCTCACATTTATCAAGCCATTTAAACTGGTACTGAGTTTTCTTTTGAGGGTCTATCCAAATAGTTACTTCCCACTCGTTTATAAAGAAACTAACAATCCAGCGTAGCGGCCAGGAGACAATTTTCAATAAAGTTTTCCCAGCGTTTTTCAATTTCTTCTCGCTCTTTGTAAGTAGCATAAAGGGCTTCCTTTTGGCTGTCTGGAGACTGGTGATACTCTATCCACTCTTCCGGGGTCATAAACTTTTTCTTTGGGTAAGATACTCCTAGTTCAAAACTATAGTATTCTTGCCCTGTCACCAAATCCTCATGAAACTCAAGATTTGGTGACATTGCAACACAGCTTGTTAAAAATAGTAAGGGTACTACTTTTTGCCAGACCATGCTTGAGCACCAAAGAATGCAGCTACAATACCAGCTACCGAAACAAAGTAAACCGAAGCCATAGAACCTAGTATCTCTGCTGCCTGGTGTAGCCCTAGCATTTCTGTGAGCATAACAGTAGCAGGATAAAGAAGCATTCCTCCAAGAGCAAACCACGTCATGCTACGTTGTGCATCACGCATTGCATCTAAGTCTTCAAGCTCTTTCCTTTTAAACTCAAGATACATTTTCTTTTCTTCTTCGTCTACCTTGTGGTCGCCGTTTACATCTGCTGGATGGTATCCTGCTTTTTCTAAGTCTTCTCCCATTACTTTTTCCATTTAGCCATAGCAAGTTTAAGTGCTACGTCTTGAGGTAGGTAAAACCAGTAGTATTTCTTGTGGCCTAGTTTTTCCATTTCCTCCCAGCTAACAAACTTTTTAGTCCAGTTGTCAGCCCAGTGTTTACCAAAACGAAGAACAGCGTGTCCTCCTCCGTTTTTTGTAATAACTCTACGTATCTGTGCTTTACCAGTACATAAGTACCACCAAAACTTCCACATAGACTTACCACTAATAAGGTACAGTAATGTAAGAGCATAGTCTTCGCAGTCTCCCACGTAGGGATGCTCTTTCATAATCTGCCAATATTCACGCTGGGCATACTGGTCAATGTCGTACTTATACGCCCAGGTTGAATTTAGTTCTTCGACTTCACGCTCAAACATTACCACTTTACCTTATCGGCCCAATAAGCAGCGCTCATCTTACCCTTTGCGATATTCTTCGCGTGACGTGCTTTAAAGCTGCGTCGTTTTGCTTTCATTGCTGCACTTTCACCAGCTTTTGGCTTTCCTGCAGTCTTAGCTCCTTTTTGCCCAAATCGAATCGTTTTGATTTTGTCACCTACCTTTGCTACGACGATGTGGGACTTCTTTGGGTGTCCTGGTGTACGACGAGGTTTGTTGTACCCTTTTACCCTTGCTCGAGCTAATCGCGGATCTCGCTTTTTACCTTTTCTTCTTGCGGCCACTCTTTCTTCTCTTGCGAGCAAATGTTGCTACATTTCTCGGCTTTCCTCCTGGGTTGCCTGCTGCTCTTTTACGTCGTATGGCTGATCTCTTTTGAGCCTTTGTCATACGTGCTGCTTTTGCTGCAGGAACACATTTCGGATACTTACCTTTTTTCGAGGTCTTACGACCGCAGGCTTTGTACCCCCCGCCCTTTTTAGGACGGGAAATATCTACCCACTTTTCTTTGAACCACTTACTAAGTCCACCTTTAGGCTTAGCCATCAGATTGTAAGTTTATGGCCCCACTTTTTCCAGGCCCAGTGCAGTGTTGCACCTACTGCCATACCAAGTATAAAATCCATTTTACTTTCCCATGCGGTATTTACCGCCCTGCGCTTTGTAAGTTTTTACTAGCCATCCATTTGCATAAGCAGAAGGATAGACTTTGAACTTGCGCTTAGCTTGTGCTTTTACTCGTGCATACAATTTTTTGTTTGTAGGCACTGGTCGCTTTTTTGCAGCTTTACGCTTACTTCTTCTTTTTACCGCCACGCTTCTTCTTCATGATTGCCTTTCGCAATGCTGGGGGAAGCTTCTTCTGTGCTGCTGTCAAACCGCCCATAGACTTCTTTTTCTTGCCGCCCTTTTTAGCTGGACGTCCACGCTTTTTACCGTAAGTACCTTTACCTGCTGGCATTAGTCTTCCTCTGCGATAGCCTCTTCCATGCTATCGTATTCCCGAACTTCGGGTAGTGGGGGTACCTCTACAACAGAAATTCCTGCTGCAGCTTCTGCCTCTGCTTTAGAGGCGTAGGGCCGTCCTTGACCCTCTATAACCCAGTATCCTTTTCTTTCAAAAATTTTCATAATTATCTCCTATGAAAAGGCTACCATGAATAGCCCTATTACCAACCCTATATTAAATCCTATAGAGCATGCAAAAATAAAGTCTTTAAAAAATCTGTTCCTTTTTGGTTGAAATTCATATTCAATTGGCATTTATTTCATTAATAGCGTCACAATGACACCCGCGAGGAAGAGTATCATACTTCCTGCACCCATAATTAGACGGTTCTCCATTCGCTTAATTCCTTCTTCAATATCCATGAGTCGGTTAAACGTAGTCTTCCATCTCTCTTCGCACTGAGCATCGTGCTGTGCCATCTCTATCTCAATATCACGAACTCGCATATCAAGGTTATCAACGCGATCTGCCGCTGCAAGCATTCTTTTTGTTGGGTCATTCTGGTCCATTTAACAACTTTTCCATCAGTTTACCATAGTTACCTTGTCCAAATGGAAGTGCTGCATCGTTAATCTGAACATTAGTTTGATTACGAATATTAGTACTTTCGGCCTTTAGTAAGTCTGCTTGCGCTTTGATTTCGTCCATTCGCATTTTGTGTGCCATCTGTAATAAATCTGCTAAGTCTTTTGACGAGTACACACCAGTTTCCTGGGCTTCGTCAAGCTTACTCGCAATCATCTCATCTAATACTGATGCTATGTTATTTTTATTGCGGTAACCCATATCAAGGTAAACGGTATCAATATACTTTTTTACTTCACGTTTATTAAGAAGCTCCACTACTTGGTTCTCTGGAACGCCCATAAACTCACAGACCGCACGAATATTCCCATACTGCAAATAGCAATTGGCGATTTCAAGACCTTCTGGCGATATTGTCGTAACTTCTTTACCCATTTTGCAATTCTACTCCATACCAGTTGCAAAGTCAAGAATTATTTTTGGTACCTTAATCCGCTAAGGGGTTGTCCAAAGCTTTTTGGAGTTTTTCCTCGAGGTCATTCTCAAGTTTCTCCATATCGGTTTCTATGCGTTCTTCTACTTCTCGCATCGTATCTCGTACGTCTTTCTCAGTCTCGCGAGTAAGGTTGGATACTTGTCGAAGTCTATCATCAATATCGCTTTGCATGTCTTTAACTCGTGCACTTGTACTATCAGTAACACGCTCAATGCGAGTGATGTCGTCTTTCAAACCATTCTTGATGTCACGAGTATACGCGATAGCTTCATCAAGTTTGATTTCGATTTCGTTGTTTCGTGCTTCAATTGTACCTACATCAATATTTGCTACGATTTCTCGCATGTCCATATAATCTTTGTAGAACTCAAACCCGGCCCAGAGAGCGCCCCCTAAAGTAGAAAGGGCAGTAAAGACTACTGCAGCCTTTCCGCCCTTAAATGTCATTCCTGCAAATTCAAACTCTGCCATTTATTTGTCATTTTCAAACTGCAGCGCACGTAAGTTCGCTACCTCCTGTTTGAGCCGTTGCACTTCGAGTCTTTCTCGTTCTAGTGCAAGTTGGTATAATGTATTACAATTTATTCTCTCTTCTGGTTTATCAAGTGGTATAATTATACGAGCGTATACTCCAGTGGATGTACCGCCCGTATTATAATTTTGTTGTAACATCGTTGGGTCTGGTTCGTCGATAAGTCCAAGAACTCCAAACTCTAAGTTTGTTGATGATCCAATCGCGTTGGAGCAATCCATGTCTCCGTGGCGAAATCGATCCGACTGATAACTCTGTGGTGATCCGGGCATCTGCAAATTTACAGACTGTCCAAATGCTACTGAAGGTATCAGTAATAATATGTAAAAGAGTCTCATACGAGGCCTCACTTAATCTTCGAACAAACTTTTGATGATATAATGCTTCTCTGCGCATTTCCTTTTTCTAAAAGTGACCTGGTACATATGTAGGTGGCAGTTGTGTCACTCGGAAGAAAAATCTCAATATCTCTCCTGCCGAAGTGCTCCAACTTAAATGTTTTCTCTCTAGTTATGAAAGGGACATCATTCCAGTCTTCGTCCGTCACTTCAATCTTATAATATTCTACATCCCCGCGAGCGTTCCACATTTTCAATTTCACTTCGAGTACATCGTTCATATACGAACTCCGTAACTCTGGATATGTGGGAGTAAGCTCGTGGGCACTTACGTACCCACTTGCAAACAGGAGTAGAAATAAATACTTCATTAGAGCGGGATACACTCCGCCTGAACTACTGCAGTATATTGTCCTGCAGGAAAAGATTTTGTATAACCATAATCCGCCGTTGATGAAATCTTAAACCAGGTGCTTCCTGCAACTGACATTTCATACTCGTGCGAATTTTCATACTCTACTTTATTTGTATCATAGTCTGCCATGTTTGTGTCTGACATTTCTGATACTTCAACATCTCCAGTCCAAGTTACTACGTCATCGAGTGTAGGTGCGGAAGAGAAGTCGATTGGGTGTTCAATCACAGCTTTGTAATAGTCTGCGGCAAGCACGTCATAACGAATGATGGGCTGTACACCACCATTGGTCGGTGCGGTAGTAAGCTGATAAGGATTCGGGTTACCGTAGACGCCTGGGGTTTCACTAATGATGATACACTTGGAATCAACGTTACCCACGATTTCAGTCTGTGCAACCACTCCGGTCGCAAGAATAGATGCTGCCATCGGTATTACTACTTTCAACATTACTTAGTCTCCTGTTGACTTGACTCGTATTGTGAGTCTACCATTTGCTGATGAAGTAACTGTTGTGCAAGGTTACTTCTTCGTGCTTTTGCATTGTCGGCAATATCGCCGCCTTCTAATACAACGGTGTCGAAGTACTCTCGTCCTTCTAAACCATTGTAATAACTTGTAGGAAGTACTCGAGAAGTCAGTGCGAGAGCCATTGCTTCTGCAACGGGATCTATAAGAGACGGGTTATTTCCATCAGCCAGTAAGTCTTCCAAAGCATTACTGACTGCCCATTGTTCTCGTCGCCTCTGGCGCTCTTGTGCCTCTTCTTCCTCTTGTATTCGAGCTTTCCTCTCCATGTCTTCTTGGACCAAAGGATCCTGGAGCGGGTCGTAAATTGCAATCTCGGGTACTTCCACTTGCTCTTCGTATCCGGGACAATTAGGGTCTGACTGAGGATCAAAACATGTATCGTACCTATACGAATAGACCACGCTGGCATTTTCTACGCTTCCTTCACCTTCTACCTCGATTGATCCCGGACCCCACAGCTCTGCTCCTAAGTTGGGCAGTGCAAACTTTCTTCGTATTGTATTTCCGGGCAGTCCTGTCCAATCGTCTGCATTTCGAAAAATATATCCTGAACCATCTGCGTACTCATTTTGTACGTAGACAATCATTCCAGTTTCGGGGTCTTTTACCGCCGTGTACTGGTACACTAATCCGTTCACTTCCAATCCAGCTTGGGACGGAAGTATATTGGTCATTACCCAATTTAACCCAAAAGTAGCAGCGTTATTTGTCGTGCCGTAAACTTCTTCAGAGTAGGAGTAGGGCGAGCAAAGCGAGAACGCCAGCAGAGCCAATGAGAGTCTTTTCGTCACTCGTAATTTCCCTTATCTTTTCCTTGAGCTCTTCAGGCTCTTCTGAATCTGCTACTTCCCATGCTGCCTTCGCTTCCGCTCCAATTAATCCATCTTTGGGGCAAGGTGTTCCAGCATTCATCATTGCATCGAATACTCGTTGGTCCTGACACATGACTGATACCGCTGCAACTTTCATTCCCATATCGTACAAAGTTTTCGCGTTTTTCAGCATTTCGCAGTTATCGTCCGTAATCTGCGTGCCGGTTGATACACCGAGTATCTGAGTTTGCACCGCACCCGCTACGCCGAAGGTACATAAGTCGCTATTACTCGTATTGATTGTAGGACTTATTGCCGATGCAGGAGGTGACTTCAAATCCGTCTCCTGCTTCGTTGTTACCGTCGATTCTGTAATGATCGGCTCTGGTGCTTCTGTTTCCTGCGCAAATGCTGGAACTGATACCAACAATGCGGCAAATAAGTATTTTATTCTGGGTCGCATTCCTCTACCCTTACTATGGTTGTTTTAATAATGTCTTTATAAATGCCATCAGGTTGTAGAACAACAATGCGGTCACTCATCCCGTTATTAACTCCTTTGGGCATTGTACCGATTGCTTCCAGCCTGACTCCACTTTTCCAATGTTTGTAAGTTACTTTTAACATTTGGGTTTCCGATTTCGTATTCTCCAATTATATG